AAAACACCTTGGAACAATCAGAACAGATGAGCCTTCCTCAACAATAGGTGATAAAATGGGACTATTCGGAAACAATCAGCAAAGTAGCGGAACACTAAACTTAGGCGTAGGTCAACCGGGCCAGATGCCTATACAAGGTCAAACTCAAAACCCATTTGCCCCTCAAAATAACATGATGCAACAGGCTGCCCAAAATCCGTTTATGGCAGGTATGATGGGCGGTGCAGGTATGCAGCAAGGTATGATGAGTCAACCTATGATGCCTCCAAGCGAAACTGACATACTACTGGCTTTGATGAAGAGTCTTGCTCCTGCTGACCGATTTATTGTTGGTACACAGATGCAAACTTTGTTACAATTACTTAACGACCTAGTTAGTTTTTCAGTATTAGAAATACTCAAGTCTGCTAAGTTTACTATTGACGAAGATGGCGGCACTATGCAAATGGATGTGACAAGTCTACCTCAGAATTTACAGACTATGAGCGGAGAGAATGTATCTAATCAATTCAATGCTCTTAAAATGTCAAGTCAACAGAATATACAACAAGCAGAAATGCAACAACAACAGATTGCAGCACTGGCTCAGCAGTCTATGATGGGTGGTGCACTTAGTGCTGCTATGATGGATGAAGGTTTTATGAACAAAGCAGGTAATGCTGCGGGTAGTTTCATGGGTAGAATGATGGGGATGAGATAATGATAGACAATAATCCATTTAATAATTTTTCAAGTTCGGCTATGAGTATATTTTCCCCTGTCAAAAGCGTCATTGTTGACATGGTTATGGTGCAGTTACTGGCGATTATAGTTACACTAGGTCTTATCCTAGTCACAGGTGCAGATAATCTGAGCAGTGATACTATGGCTTACTTAGTCGCTGGTTTATTTGGTGCTTTTTTCATGCTCGGTGGAATCTACAGCAGAATCTCCAGTATCTAACTGTACTGACCTGTTCCATTTTCCTAGTGGACATTTACTTGATGACAGGCTAGTTTTGACTCTCATCTGACAACCGCACTCCAAGCACCTATTAGACTTCTCATTCCAACTAGGACAGCGCATACATTCTTCCATTCTACCTTGTTTAACATCATCTGTTACATATCTTTTGAGCATAACATCTCTACCAGCCTTGGCTAGGCTTCTAGCAGTCTCTATAGAAACAGGAACTCCCATAATTTTAGGTTGTATCCTTGGTAGTTTCATAACCCTTCGGGGATGCTTCTCATTCAAAAGGGTTATCCGTGTAAATGCTATGGGCTATCTATGGCGGGTGAGCGTCAAACTAAGCGGTCCTGTCCTTTTTGCCAGCATGGTGACCGTGAAACACTTGAGCAGAATATCATAGATGGTATCGCTAATCCTCAAGTTATGGACAAAGACATGGGCTGGAGAGCCAATACTGCGGAGCGTCACATGAAGAATCACGCAGGTGATTATCACGCTGGCGCTAATCATTCTTGTAAAGTATGTACTGACGATAATCGTAGAATGTTAGAAGTTGCTTATTTTGAAGGGGAAACTACCACAGAAGAAATTGCTGAACAATTAGAATGTAGTGAAGAGGCAGTTTACAGGCACATGAAACATCACTTTCAACCACTTGTTAAGAAAAGTTCTAACGCAATTGTTTCCATAAAGGTAGGAGAAGAAGTCAGCGTACTCAGAAATAATGTACAAGGACTTAACGGTAAGTTATCTCAGTTTATGGAAGAGACTAGTATTCACGATGACGGAGTAATATCTGACATGGTAAGGTTGCATAAAGAAATTAGAGAAACCCTCAAAGATTTGACAACTTATCAAGAAAAATGGGCTGAGCCAACTCAGAATATAGCCAACAATACTATCAATGTGCTCAAAGTGGAGTTAGGTAAGGAGAGTCCAGAAACTTGGAAACGAGTTAAGGCTAGCCTTCTCGCACAAGCAGACGGTACGCTAGACGAAGATATAATGGATTTATTGTGAGTTGACAAAATATGCCACAAATGACCGGTTCAGATACTAGAATGTATTCGCCTAAGAGCGAATCCAATCTTGGTTATACTAACGACGATGATAATTATCGTTATGGTATTGGTGACCCAGAGCATATGGAAGAAGTCAGAGATAAGAAAATGGCTGAACAGGATAAAGCAAGTGAAATGTCTGAACTACCACATCTGCAATTGTCTGTACCTAAACCTACTCCAGAGATGCCGCCTCTTCCCGGATTAATGGAAGAAGAGGAAGAAGAGCCAATGATGGATGACCAATTTAACGAAGGTCAGCAATTTGGCGCTATGACTGGGATGCCTGACATGGGTAACCTTAGTATTGGTAACGCTACTGGGACAATGCCAGCACCGGGCGGTATGCTTGCTACTGGTGAACCGATGGAAAATGCTTGGTCTACTTTGATGAAAGAAGATGAGGGAGACGATGAAAAACCTGACCCTAAAACATTCATCAAGCCTAAAAAAATTCCCAGACCTTTTTTTGACTCAGAAAAAGATGTCACTCCCATTAGAAGACGATTAGCGGCTGAGCCTACAGCAGAAACAAGCGAAAGTGACCTTCGAGCAGAAAGAATTTTACCTACTGCTTATGGTAATCCTGATTACTTTACTACAGGCGAGCCAATGGATGATGCTTGGTCTAGTCTGATTAAGAGTAGACTTGACAAAATAAAGGGTAAAGAGCAAAAACCTTTCACAAGAGAACAGTTCGAAATTTCACCCGGCGGTGCAGATATTACCACGGCTAATACTCGTAGAGCAAAAAGAACATCTCGTCAGGTATCACCAATGAAAAACAGAGGGCTTGATTTAAGTCCTCATAGTGTGGATTATTCTCATTTGGGTATCGCAACAAAGCAACCACTTCGTTTATTCCCTAGAGATTACGACCAGCAATTAGGTACTCAGCAAAAAAGACAGTTACTAGCAGGTGTACCTCAAGCCCAAACAGGTCACGCATTGGGACCTGAAAGTAAATACAACCCTAAAACTCACAAATTATCTTCACCCAAAGGTAGACCTATCAAAGAACCCGGTGAACCTAAACTTAGAGGCCAAAGTCTGGCCAAGTCTGCTGCCGCTCTTAAAGAAGACATAGACGACTTGAGAAAAAAAGTAGACTACATGAAGTTCAATCAAATAAGAAGGTTACTTAGCCAACTAAAAGATTCTGTAGAGAGGCAAGAAAGAAGGCTGAAAGCCAGTTCTGGCCCCGGTGAAAAGGGTGAAGCGGGTCATATGGAGGGCCAAGATAAGACAACTAAGCCCACCGGAGGAACTTCTACTATCGAACTTGCTGACAGTTGGGGAGCACCTTCTACTCTGTTTGCAGCACCCGGTAGTGGGAGAGTGGGTTGATGTTTAAAATACACACCCCTTCTAAATATCGTAGATACACACCTGTAGTATTCGGCAGTGCCGACTTTCACAAGGCCTATTTCAAGCCTTTATTGAAATCATTTGGTCTTACCTTTGTCGGAGATGGAGGGCAGGTACCTCACGGTTGGGCACCAACAGACGCTGGTATAAGTCAAGACCCAGAAGAGCCCGACCATCCTCCTTGGAATCACCATCCTGAAACTGGTGAATTATTACCGGGCGGTAAACACACTATTGATTTTGTTAAAGAAGACTTAATGAGACGCTTTGGACTTAGTGAAGAAGAGAGTCAGTTCATACTTCAAAGGTCTATTGACAGATACAATCAGAAACACCAAGACGAATACGGTGACGACAGCCAGCATACTCTGCCTAATTTTGACAGCAGTCAATGGCGCAAAGTGCATGTCGGTCCTTGGTACGAGCACAATATGGAAACTCACATGAGAAAAGCCAGAAGAGGCGAGCCTCAGCAAGCAGGTGGTCCAAGACCTTTGATTACCTACGCTTACAACCAAGGTAATGTTGAGGGCGGCGCAACTGGTCGATGGATAGACAGCGGTCTTATTCACATGAATCAAGAAATTGGTGAGGTACTACAAGAACTAGGTGCTGACCCAGAAGCCGTGAATGACTTGAATTATGTAAAGTACAATGGTTTGAAGCCGGGCTCGCTTTCTGGTGGACTGGTTCAGTCTATATCTCCAAGAGACGGTAAAGAATACTTGAAAACAGGTATACTACCTAGTCAATATCTTAGTGCTGAGCAAGAGCAACAAATCAGTGACCAAAGAATGCATCCAGAAATACATGCTCATCAAATTGCTGAATTACTACCTGATTCTTTTTACTATCCAGCGTCTTTTTCAACTGCTAAAGGCGGGCTGTCAGGTGAAATGTTACGAGAAGAACTCGAAAGTATGGGTCTAAGTCACAACTATAGCGATGAAGATTTGAATGAAATGGCCAGTACAAGGGCTTTGAAATTGTTATTCCAAACAACTCACAGTTTAAACAGCCCGTCTGGAGGAGGCTCTTTCAAAAACTTAGCCAGACAACTGTTCCAAGATTTAGATTCTCATCATGAAGATGAAACATATAATTTTCACAGAAACCATATAGAAAGAGCGCCTATGCACGAAAGTACTAATTTTCACAAAAGGGCTAACTTAGTCGCCAAAGATATAGCCGGACATATGAGTAACGCTGCTGGTAAACTTGTTGCTCAAGGTATGAGTCAAGAAGAGGCTAAAGAACAGATAGCAAGGCGTATGAGAGAGTCTCAAGTAAATCACAATAAGAGAGCGTATCAGGGGCCAAAAGAAGGATTAAGGCAAAATATAGAAGGTCTAATTGCAGGTATGATGGATGTTACAGGGCACGAAAGATTCTCTTTAGGTGAAATACCAACAGATGCTGCGACACAAAGCATTGCTACTCCTATGCCAGAGTTCCCACATTACGCTGCGCCTGAGCACTGGGGGCCGGGAGGCCATGACCGTATAGCGCTTGGTGAGCATGAGATGGCACCTACTGGAGATGAAGTCCGTGTTGTACCTTCTTATCCTAGACCTCAAACTACTGCACCCGCTTTACCTCCTCAAGTTCCGCCGATGATTAATTTACCAACACCGCCTTTGCAGATGCAGCCAAGCAACCCATCAGACTTGGCAAGAAGAGCACTGGGCAGCAGAGGCTACCCTCAAGGTATACCTGACAATCAGTTAACATTTGGTGACAATGGTTTCATAATGAATCGCTCCTTGGATGTAGCCAGCGGGATGGATGCAATCAAAAAGAAGATTGGATACTTTGACGGATTTTTAAGGGGGCTAAAGTGATGGGAAGAGTATTAGTTAAGTCTGCTCTTCCCGGCAAGGTATTGGTAAAGAGTAACTATGCTTTCGACGCCTTTGGTAACCCAGTTATGTTGTCAACTCCTTCTACGGAGGATAATTCACCAGTAAGAGGAGAAAGACTTTCTGGCATTTTAGGAGGGGCAGTAGGTGCCGGTTTGTCTTTGACACAGCCGACTAATAACTTTGGTCAGTTTATTAACAATCTAAGGTATGGTATGTTCGAAGGTGCTAGAGATGCTCGTCGATTAAGAAGAGGTTTATCGAGTCGGCGAGAAAAAATAAGAGCCAACAGAGCGGCAGATATTGCTGACAAATATGCTGGCTACAGGTCACAAGAGAATCCTGCTGAGGCAAGAAAAAGAGGTATGTTTGACAGGTTAACTGGTGGTAACTTTATGACTGCTGGTCAGCAAGAACAAGAATTGTATGAAGCAAATGTGCAAAGAAGACTTGCTGACGAAAGGGCTGCTAGAAACGCTGCTTTGGGCCAAGAGGTGTTCGATATGGCTGGCGGAATGCTTGGAGAAAGACCAGAAGACTTAACTTTACAACAAGGTCAAGGTATTTTGGGCAACATTAGGCAGTTGGGAGTGGCAGGTGCACAAAGAGGAAATAGGATAGATGTCCCAACAGTAGCATTACCTCCGCCTACCGAACAACAAAGGAATGATTTACTGACTGAATTACAAACAGCAACTACCCCAAAGCCGATTGGACCTACTATAGACAAGTTTCCTGTGGGAGGTACAATGAGTAAGCCTAGTGGTAAAGTAAGAGTTCTTAATGCAGCAGGTAATGAAATTGCGCCCGATGCTAACGCTATAGCCGGGTCCCAGCCCGGAGTACAAGCAGCCCCTCCACAAGGTGCCAGTTTGACCGAGCAAGAAGCGGTAAGTAATATACCTGCATCTAATACATCGGTTCCTATTACTAAGCCAGAAGAAGAAAAGCCTACTGAGGAAGAAGAGGTTGATATGTCTGGTAGCGTAAACCCTAACACAAACCCTAACGAAAAGGCAATGATAGATGCTTTAACGGCTAAATTTACGGGGGCTGGACCTTGAGTGATGTCGACAATCTCATCCGAGATATGGACATAGAGATGTCTAAGAAATCTTTCAAGTACTTTTTTACTGAAATTTTAGAGTTCGACTTTTCTCATCATCATGAAGATTGGCTTGCCGGTCTTAGTGAAAGCAGAAGATACTGCGTCAAAGCGAGTCGTGACCACGGTAAATCTGTGTTCTTCATGTCTTATGCGCTTTGGTTAGCCGCTTTCAAACCTAATACTCACATTATGGTATTCAGTCACAGCCTTGAACAGACACTTGAACACATGCGTTTCATTCGAAACAACATCGAAAGTGCTGAAATACTCAAGGATTTGAAGCCTACAGGTAAGCCTTGGGCTAAATCTTACTTTGAATTTACCAACGGTAGTCGTATTATGGCTAAGTCGGTTGGTGGTGCTACTCGTGGTTTCCACCCTGATGTAGTAGTATGTGACGATATTCTTTGGGGTACAACTTCGGGTGAGTTACAAAGAGCAGCCGACTGGTTCTATACTGTTCTACTTCCGGTTCTGCACCACACAGGTAGACTGATGATGGTCGGTACACCGTTTAGTTACAACGATTTGTACGCTGAGTTGGAAGACAAAAAAGCATTCCGAGTCGAAACCTATCCGGCTATCTTACCTAACGGTGAACCGCTATGGCCCGGAAGATGGCCGCTTGAAGCACTGAAAGTACGAGAAGAGTCGATGCCAGCGATTAAATTCGCTCGTGAGTATTTGTGTGAACCGATACACGATATGTCAAGTATGTTCCCTATGACTTTGTTAGAGAAGGCCAGAGATAAAAACTTAATTTTACTTGACAAGGCGGAGCAAGAGTTCGATGAGAACGGCGAGCCGTCTGGAGTATTTGGTCAGCACTTCATAGGTTGGGACCCAGCGATTGCATCAGATGCTAATGCTGACTACACTGCTATGAGCGTACTTAGGATGTTACCTGACACTGATGAGAAACAATTGGTACATGTAGTCAACGAAAAAGGACTGGGTAGCAGTGCACAGAAAAGAAAGATAATTATGCTTAATAGTCGATTTAGACCTGACCTCATTGAACTTGAAGGTAACAACTTTCAAAGAATGTTTGAAGCGGAACTCAAAGAGATGCGTGAGGATATACCTATCAAAACATTCATGACTACTCGTCAAAAGAAAGAAAGTATGTTTATGAGTTTACTGATGGCCTTTGAACAAGGTAAAGTAAAAACTCCTTGGGGTAACGAAAAGAGCAAAGAATTTACTCGCAATCTTGAAACCCAACTAAGTAGGTTTGGTATGCAGAAAAACGGCAGACTAGAGTCTGTGGGTACTCACGATGACTTGGCTATGAGTTTGGCTCTGGCAAACTGGGCTACTAAAGAGTTCAAAGGTAGCATGGTCATGCTCGATGATTACCTAAGCGGATTTGATGAATGGTTCGGAGATGTACCACAAGGAAGAGTCGCAGGAGCCAGTTGGTTCACGATATAATTAAATGACACCAAAAGTTGGGAAGGGTATGTGGCCGAGTCTAAATGTAACAAATACCACTAGTGTAGTGGATATGGGTAATTCTATTCTTACAGACATAGCATCCAATTTAATTCTACATCCTAATGTAGACGAGTCCATTGCTAAATCAATAGCGGCTCAGACTATAATGTTTGAAGAGAAAGATTTACCTCAGCCCCAGTATGCTGCTTTTGCACCTACTGGAGACGGTTGGTTTGAAGACCGTATAGGTAAAAGTGCTAATGAAATCATTAAAGATTTGAGAAGAGCCAGAAGAATTATGAAAGATGATAAAGAGGAAATAGATAATATCATTTCTACTATAAGGACTTTGAAAAGTACAGAAGTAGACGCTACACTATCTTTGATGCCTTGGAGTCACGACCACCAAGATACTATGAGAAAAATAGGGCTATCAAATAAAGACTTGCGTTCACTTAGGTTGTTCGGTAATACTAGAAAATCTGGCATACTAAGAGCATGTCACTTGTGGGAAAGTGCAGAAGAAGCACTAATTAAGTTAGATGAGTTTGAAGATGTTTGGGGCGAAGAAGAGAAACACGCATGGGTTAACGCAATGGAACTTAAAAAAGATGCTAGGAACATCTGGAAAACAACCCTTCACCAGTTTGACAAACTATCCAAAGAACAACAAAAGTGGATGGTGATGGCCAAGTCAGAAGTCAAAGAAAAAGGTGCTATGTCTGCTAGGGCAATCACAAGTAATTTGATAGAAAAGGGTGTACCTAGACTTAATGTTAACAGAATGTCTAAACTCTTGAAGATGTATGGAGAAGAAATCAACATCATTTCTGGTCATCGAAAAGGTGAGTACATGTGTATAGACCGAGAAGGCCTGATAGTCAAAGATAATTGGGCTTATGCTGCTGGTTTTTTCGATTCTAATGGTTATATCAACATCTCAGATAGAGGTGAACCTAAGATTGGCTTTGCTACTACTGGAGATTTAGGCAAGATGCACTGTGAACAACTCTACAAATCTATAGGGATGGGTACTTTACAACTAGACCAGAGAGTGTATAAAGATGAAACTAAGTTACAACACAGGGTAGCACTTCAAAAGTCAGAAGATATATCTCAATTTTTACAAAGCGTTACTCCTTATCTAAGAGTCAAGGGAAGCCTATCAAAGGCAATGTCTAGTTATCTTAATACATCAAACAACAAAGCCAAGCAGTTTTTACAGTATTCTAATCTAGGCGGAACACTCAAAGGTGAAAGGTTATTGCGAGATTGGGGAGTAGACCGTGAAACGGTTTTGAGTTGGGCGGAGGAATTTTAATGGCAGAAAAAGGAAGAATAGGTAAATTAATAGAATCAATCGGTAATCCGTTCCGTCGAAGAAGAACTCCAGAACCACAGATGCCTTTGTGGACAACTGGCATACAGGAGCCTGTATTAGCACAAGGTATCACTATACCTGCCCTTTACTCAGTGGCCACTGAAAACCTAATACTTAGAACAGTACTTTCTACTTTACAGCAAGAAATATTTCGTAGAGGTTATTATTGGGAAAAGAAATTTCAGAAAAAATGCTCTTCTTGTGATGCGGAGTTTCAGCACGATGTAGACGAATGTAAAGAGTGCGGAGATATTAATTTAGAAGAGCCTGACCCTAATCAGTTAGTTTATCCTCGCTGGCTAATCGAGCAAAGAAATTCTATGGAACAGACATTTATGGATGTACTTAGAGAAATAGAGTATGACTTGAACATTACAGACGATGCTTTCTTAATATTAATCAAAGAATATTATATGGACCCAGAAACCAACGAGTTAGCGTTTTACAGAATCAAAGAAATGGTTAGAGGAGACCCAATTTTCATGCGTATCATTGCTGACAAGCGTGGTGTAAGGGGAGGGAGGTTCCGAGTTTGCCCTGTTCATAGAAATGAAGTTAAGTCTTATTCCGAAGATAACAAATCTTGCCCTACTTGTGGCACAGAAATGCTTGATGTTCACCATGTCAACACAGCAGGCTCTGGTAAAACCCAGTATTATGTAGAAGGCGAGGTTATCCATGTTAGTAAATACAGGCCTAGTAAACTGTATGGTCGAAGTCCGGTATCTACATTATGGCGACAGGCTATGACTCTTACTGCCATGGACAACTACATGTACACCGCTTACTCTAAGCGAAGAATACCAAGAGGTATATTGAGCGTAACTACTGATAACCTCGAATCAATGAAATCATTTTTCAAAGCAACTGATGAAAAATTAGAGCGTGACCCTCACTACATACCTAAGATTGGTATAGAGTCTAGTACAGGTAAGGGTGGAATCAACTGGGTTAAGTTGATGGATAGCCTTGAAGAGATGCAGTATATACCTGCCCGTGACGAAATGAGGCAAAGGATTGCTTCTTTCTATGGCGTATCTAATGTGTTTATGATGGACACTGGTAAGTCTGGTGGACTTAATAACGAAGGTATGCAAATTCTTGTAACTAATAGAGCAGTAGAGTTTGGGCACAAAGTATACACTGACCACTTGTTCCCTAGAATTATGGAAGAGATGGATGTTACTGATTGGAAATTGACACTCTATCCAAACGAAGAAGAAGATGAAGTTACTCGACTACGCCGTGACGAAATGGAAGTAAACATTGCTCAAAGAATGATGATGATGGGTTACAAACCTACTTTATCAGAAGACGCTAATAGAGATATACGCTTTATCTACAAACAACCTGACCCAGTAGACCCTGCTCAGCAACAGCAACAACAAGGCGGTATGCCTCCGGGCGGAATGCCGATGGGAGGTATGCAAATGGGTGGCGGTATGGGTACGCCGGGCGCACTTCCGGGTCGTAATATTAGTCCACAAGGCGCTGCTCAAATGGCAAGACAAGCCCAAATGGGTATGGGGCAGCCCGGAGGAGAAGGTGCGGGCCTAAGAAACAGAGGTCCGGCAAGCCCTCAGAATAGAACCAGTATGGGTTCAGGTGCACCGATGTCAAGTGTTCAACAAAGAGGCGCTCAACCGGGTGCAGTGCAACAGGCTAGTCAGAGTATAATAGATGCAAGAAACCCTAGAGGGGCTTAGGAAGTTTAAAGTCAAGTGGTGTATTGGAGATGAGTATGGACCTAAAGAAATTGGACCCGATGGCTAGAAAAATGAGGAGTCATGTAGATGAATTCTACAAGGCCTTAGAACAGAACGATGATATTTCTGCTAGGAGTCACATTAGTGAAGTTTTGAAGTACGCTGATTACTTAAGTAACGACATAGATAACGCAATAGTCAAGTCAGATTCTTTCAAATCTGCTGGAGTAAACGACATCTATGTCGGCGGAGTACCAGTCTTGAAGTCTCATACTGACAAAACAGTACATCAAGGAGAAGGTCAAGTTCTACAAGGTACAATAAGAACTAGTAGAGCAGGTCCAGTTCACCGAAGACTTTCTAACAGGACTCTTTGAGGTGATTTAGATGAGTGACGAGAGGGAAAATGTCGCTGAGAAACTTATGGGTGCTTTGATTACTAAGATGGAAAGCATGGATGAGGGTCTACAGATTCTAAAAGCAGAAAACATTGAGTTGAAAAGGGCTATTTCAAACCCAGCAATCTTACTTAGAAAGGCTGGTTTTGTGGCTGCTAGGAATAACATGCCAGAAGATGTTATGCCTGACATATTCAGGGGTACGGCAGATGATGTCTTACTCAAAGAAGACGGTAGTGAGATAAACTTACCTACCAGTAACCAAGACTTTTACAAAATGGATTGGAACGATATACACGCACTGGCTGACCAAGCAAAGTCAGAAGGTGCCATTGGAAATGAAGTAGGAATGGATTAATATGAAGCCAAGATTTGAACAAACGAGCAAAGAAGTATACGACCTTTTGAAAGCAGTACAGGTTTTAGAAGGTCGAATTGCCAAGAAAGAAGGTAGTATGCCAGATTATACTAGCCAACCCGAAGGGGCTACTGTAGGATATGCTCGGTTTGAAGCGCAGCCGTCTGGAGTACCTAACGCTTATTATAACACTAACAATGTATTACTTGACGATGTACAAGATGTCACTAACAAAGGTGCAATCTCAGAGAACAGCGATGTGTTAACTAGAGAATCTCCTTATTACCCAACCGCTTTTAGCACAACAGGCGCTCTTGAAAACTTCACAGGCGGCGACGGTCCAACCTTGTCAGAATTGAAGAAGTCTATTGACCGACTAGCCAGCCGTCTAAATTAAGCGGCTGGTGATGTAGTTGAGAGAAGGCTCCCTTGAAATCTTAGATAGAGCGAGAGATGTCTTTGTTAAGTCTTTGATTGATGGTATCGGTAAGGCTGATGCTGGTGCAGAGTTTTACTTAACCGCAATTAGCGCTGAGCGCAGCGGATATATTATTTCACAGCAAGATGAGTCACTAATCAAGATGTTCAATTCTGTAATTAGAAAAGAAGAAGAACAAGACTGGACACCTCAGCCATATACCAATGTAACTGAACAAGGGATGAGTTTTGAGATAGACAATGATGCAGGTGCTGGTCTACCCGATAGTCCTTCAATCAACTCAAATAGAGTGGTAGGTGTTGACCCTAATAATGTTAAATATTCTGGTAGGCAATTTGAATTAAACGACGGTGAGGCAAATGACCCTTACCGAACCCACAACCCATTAAGTGAAGGTATCAACCCTTTACATGGTCAAGAGGCAGAAGTGCTTGGTAATTTTTATGTAAGCGACCATCACGACAATGACCCTCAAAGTCTAATCGACGCTAAAAAAGAGGCTGCTTGGGAAGAACATGCTAAAGAAGCAGACCATAACTTCTTGACTGAAAACGCACATTACGGTTCACTAGATACCGAACACGCTACTAACCACGCACTCTACTTACATGATTACCAAGAATGGGAAAACAGAAATCGTGATATGATTGAGCGGCATAGAAACTTAAAACAAGAAGAAGGGCTTTCTGAAAAAGAAATAGACCACCAGTTGAAGACTTTTCACATGAATGAAAAGAAGAAAGACTGGAAAGAAAACCTAGGTTTTATGGATTATTACCTTGGACTAGAGTTTTTTACTCCAGAAGAAAGAGAAAAGGTTTACCGTCATTTACTTGACCACGGTGGTTCTAATTCAAGTGACCAGCCTTTGAAATTGGGTAGGCATAATAATGACCCCGACCTTATGCCTAGACTCAAAAGAAGTTGGCAACAGAGGTTTTCTGGACTTTACGATTGGTGGACAAGGCACCCACAGGACCCTATGCATCCTACTATGACTAAACCTATACCTCTTTCAGAAGATGTTGAACAGATAGGTAGAGTTCACAATATGGCTGCTCTTAAAGAAACGGGTTTAGGTCAAACCAAAAGTCATTGGGAAAAAGCAGTAGATTCGTTTAACAAGATGTATCGAGCGATGGTTGACCCAGACCATAAAGGGTTTATGTATACTCAAGTACCTTATTACGAAAAAGGTCCTGACGGTCAAGAAAAGATATATTGGAGAAAACAAGAGCAAAAAGCCGGTACAAGAAAAGACGGCTCTCAGAGAATACAGCAAAACCATATCGGTGAACGGCTACTTAGAGATATGTTAGGTATAGACGATAATGGTCAATTAGTAGAAGACGGGCAGCACCCTCTTTGGGGACCCAGTTGGAGAAAGTCCTATTCTCCATTTACCCAAGATGACATAGACACAATAATGAGAAGGAGGAGAGACGAGGCGATAAAAACTAGGTCGGCTGGTAGAGCGGCCAGAAACCACGCTATATTTCATTACGGAAGTTATGTTCATCCTGACCATTATGATTATACTGACGACGCTGAAACACTTGCTACTCATTGGAAAAAACCTTTCCAAGTAGGTGGTTTGGGTAAGAATCCTAATTTGTTGTTTGACTTGTTGCATCATCATTCAATTATGTTTAATCCGAAGGAAGACGCTGCTAAAGAAAAAGAAGCCCAGACTATTAGGGACTTTTACGGAGACGACTTTGATATCGGAGAAGATGAAGAAGAAGAAGTCGATTACGAAAAGGCTAGTCGAGAAACTGATTTGGGCGGGTTAAGAGAAAGCAGTTTGATGTTTGATAAAACTGCTAACTCGATAACTCCTGTTCATACTGATTTGAACACACGGAGCATGGAGGGGTTCATGGGACCTTTTGGACAAAGGCAGTTAAGTATAATGAGGGGAACTACAGGTGAAGGTGTCTCTTACAAAGGTGATTTTGAAAGATTAGGTTCTATGCTTTCACCTTTCAATGTAACAGGAACTAAAAGACTAGGTAGTCTAAATGCTCACGATGCTAGACACATGTCAAGTGTAAATGGTAAATTTACTAATGAAGAGCACGATAAGTTTCACACTGGTAGAATTACGGGTGATAATACCATGGCAACCGCCGCTCACGATGCTCTGAGAGGCAAAACTGCTAACCATTTAAGAACAAAACACGCCCATAAAGGTAATTTTTCTGATGACGATACAGCGTCAGTTATCAGTCATTCGTTTCACAGTTTAGGTACAGCGCTAGGTATGGCAAATCCACCTATGGCTCCTGCCAGTACAGTAATTAGTCACAGAGACAGAGGTATAGGTGAAGAAGGAAGGCCTTCTTCTACCTTGTCTGACCATGCAGACTTAGAAGATTTAGCGTCGAGGTACGCTAGGAAACCAGAAGCGTTTGATAAAGAGTCCGAAATAGAAAGACTAGAGGCATCTTTTGAGCAAGACCGGATTAGGTTAGTAAACGAAATCGCTGCACTTGATAGTAAGAAACCTCCTGTAGGTGCAAGTGAAGAAGAGTTAGAAAAGTTTCAAAATTTACTGTCATTTGAAAAAACCAATTTGATGCAAGAGTTGAAAGAACTACCTGCTGGTAAACAGAGAATGCTTGATAGGCTCGAAGATAACCTTGCACAGCATCAATTCAATTTGGCAAATGAAAATGAAGAAGATATAGGTATGGCTGGTTATGCAGGAAGAGAATTAAACCCAGTAGGCTCATTGAGCCGTCAGTTATCCGTAACTGATAGACCAGATAGTTTAGAGCAAGAGTCTGATTATTACGAAGGCTTAATTGCACAAATCGAATCTTTGGAAAATGAATTTCCTGATTTACCGCCTCAGTTGAAACCTGCTAAGAGTGAAGAACTCGAAGAACTAAGAAGGAAGGCGAAAGATTGGGAAAGGAAAGAGAAAGTCGAAAGTAGAACTTTCGGAGGTGACGGTCATTACAATACTTTGCAGAATGTTTTGCGAAGTGATACTAACGCCATAACAGAAGCGGGTATTAAGTTAAAACAAGACATGATGCAAACGCCAGAAGGTCAGTCACTACTTGCTGAAATCTTTAATCCTAATGCTGATTTTCAAACCATCGCTGCTAACATGCGAATGTGGGCACAGATGTCTAATGACTATTTGCACAGGGCTCCTTCTGATGCCCACGACATACACACTGCTGGTAATACAGATACAGATGTAACTGGTAGGTCTGTAAAGACTGATGACTTTTCTGCTGATTTGAAAACTTCGGTTTCTTCGTCAGGGGTTAGTGTACCAGAAGACGCTATAGAAGATTATTTTAATCAGAGTAATAGAATAAATCAGATACTAGACAGCCAACCATATCAAGAAAATCCCAGTAAATATGAATTTTTGATTGAAGATGCAAAGGAAAAGAGGATTGAGTTTGAAAACTCATTTATGAATTCACTTGGCTTAGATACATCTGATGATAGATTAAGGCAGACCATGAAAGATTATATCGACAACACCGTACTTCCTAGATTAAACGAAGGTAAACCCATACCGCCGGTTATGTCAGGTCGACAGTTGATTAGTCAGAAGTATCCAGATATAGATATTGACGCCATGCTTGCAGATTTGGATAATAACAAACGAAGAAATAAACCAGATGTTAAAGAGTTTGCTAGAAAAGTAGAACAGATATATGCAGTTTTAGGCCGTAAAGGTTCAGATGAAAGAAGCAAACAGGCTGGTATAGGTTTCCAACTTGCACATAACTTGGATGATAGATTTGAAGAAGACTTACATACAAAGCGCTCTGAGTTTGGAAATAGAAAGAAAAAAGATGCTAGATTCAAAGATGTCAAACACAGAGTAATGCAAACTCTAAACTCTTTGATTACTAGTTTCCCAGAAGTGGAAGCACCGCAAAGTACGACTGAAACAATTAGAGGTTTAGGTCGTGTCAAGGTAGGGCCGACTGGACATGACACCAGTACGGTACATAGCATTTACAATTCGGGAGGTTTCAAACATGAGTTCGGCCATGAAATGAGACCAAACTTCAACTATACTTTATCCGCAGACGGTACTCCTAAGATTACTCTTACTCCTGATGGTAACAAGCAAAGGTTAGTGCCTTTGCTTTATTCTTTCTGGAAAGATATAGCGCCACCTGAATGGTTGGATAAACTCAATTCTCCTGAGCACCAAGAATCAAGGGAGAAATTAAACGAAGCATCTAAGATGGGGGCTCAGTTTGTACAAGATTCTGTATCCTATTCAAGAAACCAAGACCCAAAAGCCACTTACAAATCAGAAATAGGCTTGGCTGATTTAACTAACCCTGACATTATCAGAAAAGACCTAGGACCCAAAGTCCCTACTCTACAACCTATGCATCGTATCTTTGAACTTGATGACCTTGAACACCTGCGTGGCTTTACAGGCGACTGGATAGTATCTGTTATGCCAGAAGGTGAGAGAGGCTTTGTCAAGAAAGATGATGATAAAGTGACATCGCCTACATTTGATTTATCAGATGATGATAAGAAAAATTTCAATAAAGTTGCTGATGAAAATTACCATGTGGATGTAATTAAGACAGAAGAAGGGTACTATATTTTCGATGTCTTGGAGTTTGACGATAAAGAAGTTCACGAAGTAACTATTGATGACAGGATAAAGATACTAAGAGGGGGTATGGAAGGTATTGAGAATATACATCTTCCAAGCGCTAGTGATACTAGACTTACAGACGACGCTGGTCTTAAACTAGCAGTTGAAGATTTACAGAAAGAACATGAATCTTTACTACTAAGAGACGCTAAGTCAACTTACATGGCGGGTGAACTCCGCCACCCTAAGTGGGTTATGCTCAAGCCCGGTAAAGATGTAGTCTTGAGAGTATTGGAAAGAAGAGGCAACGGACCTTATACTTACAGACTAGGTACTGGTCCAATTACTCAAGCAGAGAGTATAGGTAATCGAGCAGTAGAGTCGGGCGAAGAAACTTACATGGATGTAGGAGTTGCGTTTAACAGTCCAGATAAATACAACGAAGGTGACCATGTTAGGGTTAATGCGGCTAATGTCACCAAAGTAGAGTCTATAGAAGATGAGTATGTTTACACATTGACCGGTTCAGATATTATAGGTGAAGCAGAAGGTGAAGGTCTGGTTAGTCGAGAAACACTTGGTCTACTAGCAAAGTCTCTTGATTCACAATGGTTATGTGAAGTACATAGAGCAAAGAGCGGAATAAGAGTGGTCATGCCACAAGGCGATGTAGTTTACAAAGCGACAGAATCACTAGGTAATTGGTCTTTACATAGTCCTTTATCGTCTAATAATTATTTGATTAGGTTGTCTGAAAGCCAAAGAGCATACTGGGGGCCGATAGCAGGTGCTTTACTCAAGGCTAATTTAGATATTAAAGAGCCTGAGCAAGAAGATAAAGCCGAAGTTCATGAATCAAAGGGTGATGGTAAACCTCTAATCCCTCCTAAGAAAATAAAAGAAACTAAGTGGACAGTAAACCAAGAACGAGATAAAGTATTAGTAAAGGGTCTTTTACTTATCGAGAAGTTACTCAAGAGCGGGGTAGGCTCAGTTGGACAGTCTAGTACTGGTGCTATGGGATTAGGTATTGACTACGCTACTCCTATAGAATCACCTATGGGTCCGACTAATCTTCACGACGAGAAGACAATGCCTGACTATGACAACAAAAAACGCCCCGGAGAAGACTCCTCTATAGAACCAGAAACAGAAGACCAAGAGGACAAAAAGCACTTAGTCATACCTGTATCAGAAGGTGTACTAGAGATAGATTCAGATAAGGCTGTCTTCCATACTTGATTAAATAGTATGAGCATAGTCTATAGAAGCAATGGCAGCATCTGCATCACTGAGAACTTCCCCCGTTAATCACGGCGGAAGTATTAGTATTTTGAAGGCTGATAGCGACCTAGTAATTGCTGGATACGCATCTGTAGAGATGGTAGACAAGCAAGGTGACTTGATTACTAGAGGCGCTCTAGGTAATGCGTTTGACGACTTTATGAAAGCAGACGGTTTCCGAAATGTACAACTCGCTCACTCTAACATACAAGTAGGAAGCGTAATACCATCTTACACTGACTCTAACGGTAGAGTTTGGAAATCCGGCGTTGATGATGCTGGTATGTTCGTAGTCATTAAACTACGAGACGACATAGAAAAGGCAAGAGAAGTTGCCAAAGAAATTCGCAAAGGTGCCCTTAGAGGTTTTAGTATTGGAGGACAAGCATTCAAGAGAATGCGAAAGAGTGACCAAAAACACGGTGACTACACAGAAATCTCCAAACTAGAACTTCATGAGGTTACTATTTGCGAAAAAGGTATTAACCCGGAGGCGACATTCCGTATATTGAAGGAGGACACAAATATGAACGATAATGTATTAGGCGAATTGTCAAGCACACTAGATAGACTGAACGGAAGACTCGACGCTATGGAAAAAGGCGAAATGCCAGAAGCAGCAAAGAGGGCTCTTGAAGAATCTCAAGACAAGAAACCCAAAAAAGATGAGGCGGAAGAAATGACCGAAGACGAAGATAAGAAAATGTACGGTGCTGAGCACAAAGAAGATGCAGATATGGCAAAAGGATATTCCGATGTCATTACTACTGACTATCTGAACTGGATGGAAAACACCCTTAAATCAGCAGGCGTTGATATAATGGGTGCAAGAGGTCACTTTGATAGTATAGCAAAGCAGAATCTAGGTAGTACACCAGAATCAATTGGCGACGGTGCAGATTACTTCGCTGGACAAGTTAAAGGAAGAGCACAAGAAGGTGGTTCACCATCTACTAACGCTATCGGTAAAATCAACAGCGGCGGAAGCGGCGCAGTAGCAAAAGGATACTTACACCCAAGTGGAGTTTCCGCAACTGACCTTGAAGCAGCATATGAAGTTTACAAAGCAGCATCTCTTGAAGAACAATTCAAATCCAATCTAGGAAATGTATTTGCTGACAGACTAAACAAAGAACTTACATCAGAAGCACAAGCAAGAGAAGCCGCTTCCTTTGACGCAAGAACACCACTTGCTAACATCGAAAAGGCATTGTCTGACCTAAGTGGCAGAATTGACAACATTAGTAAGTCATCTGACTCAGTAGAGGCAGCAACAATCAGAAAACAACTTTCCACTATCGAAGTTCCTTCGACAATGGACATGGCAAGCATGGACTGGTCAGAGGTACACAACCTCGCTGGGAGTGTTTTCAACAACTGAAATAGAGGATAAACAAAATTAAGGAGAGATATATATGGCAAGAAATTACATGAGAACAATCAATGATATGGAGCGCTACTACTACGGTGCTGGACAAAGTATGGGATATTCATACTCTGGCTCAGAACTATTGAAGGCTGATGCACCATTGCTAAGCACAACAGCAGGAACATACCAAGCAATCTACGGTAGAAAAGTTTGGTCACAACTAAACCAAGAATTCAACGCATTTTCAATTCTACCAAAGAAACCATGGGACAGAAGCGGATGGAGAGTAGTTACTGCTAAGCCTTCCAAGACTGTTGGTGGCGGAATTGCAGAGAACGGTACACTACCAGACACAACCAAACCTACCTTCCAAAATGTTGCAGCAAAGCCTAAAACTATTGCTCACTCATTCGACATGTCTGAGACAGCAATCTTCCTAAACGACAAAGACGACGGTCTAGGTGACATTCGTTCAGTCTTGAAAGAAGAAATGGGTAAGCATCACGCAGAACATATTAACGATATGCTAACTGAGGATGTAACAACTGTAGCAGGAAATGACTTTGAATCACTTGACAGAATCACCACTGGTGTTAACTCAATGACATCTGGTACTCACTACGATGCTGGCGACGAAGACATTTACTCAATCGACAGAAATGTAGCGGCCAACTCTTGGTCATATGCTGAGGATTCTGCTGACAGCGGTTCTACTAACAGAACTCTATCACTTGACCACTTGGATGAAATTTTCAGACTTGTTTGGACTCGTGGTGGAAATCCAAAGGTTATGCTAACTGGATATGATACATTGATGAGAATTCAACAACTTCTACAAAGCCAACAAAGGTTCATGGAAGAAAAGAGAGTAGTACCAACATTCAACGGTGTAAAAGGTGTTCCGGGTATGGAAGCAGGTTTCATCGTAGCAACTTACAACGGTGTACCAATCATTCCAACTAAAGAGATGGCTAGTGACGCTATCAGCAGAATTTACATGCTGGACACTGACTACCTATACTTTAGTACTGCAAAGCCAACTCAATACTTTGAGTCTGGAATTGAAACTGGAGACCCATTCGCCATTAACCGCCTCGGTCAAGAGGGACTTTACCGCACAATGGGTGAAGTATGGACAACTTTCTTTGGAGGTCAAGGTTCTATCCGTGACTTGAAGTGAGGATTAATGGAGAATAAAATATTAAGGAGATGATTAAATATGGGAGCAACAAGTAAAGTAATTAGCGGAATAAAACTAGCATTTGATGATACACATTATGCAAATGTTACAGAAGTATTGACTTTAGACATGAGACAAGGTGCGGTCACTGGTAGCACTCGTCATTTAGATGGTGCAGCAGGAGCAGCAGGTGCCTATCCGGGTTCTTTGACAGGTTTTCAAGCAACCAACACAGACACTACCAATACAGCAGGTGGCGGTTTGAAAATGATGGTAATTAAATACGACAAGTCAAGAACCAACGCAGATACAATCACATTCTCATCGAATGATGATTCAGCAAACAATCAACAAGTAGGAGTACCTTTTACAAAGATTGTAGCAGTGTTGGGACATGTTAACGGCGCAGCAAACGACCACGATATTGTAACTTTTACAGATACTGTTTTAACTTTAACAGCAGAAGCAGCGGCGGCAAACAACCACATTACACTATTGTTAGAGTGAGGTGAGTAACCTTGCCTACAGTTACATACATAGGTAACTACGCCTATAGAAAAGTACCGGGTACAAAGAGTATCTGGCCTAAGAGAGTACCTCAAGAAGTCTCTCAAGAATGGCTAGATACTAACCGTACTGCTATCTGTACTAACCCAGAAGTGTTCGTAGTCAAAGGCGATGCCAAGACTACAGCAGGAATAGGCTTTACAGAAGACGCTGATGGTGATGGACTACCCGACTCAGGTTGGACTAAGAAGGATATCACAGGATGGTTAAAAGACAAAGGAGTATCTATTACAGGGTATGCTACTAAAGCAAAACTCTTGGACAAGGTAAAGACAGCACTCAATCCACCGGCACCAG